GCAAAAGAACGCCATGACTATAGTCCATATTAAGGGTTCTCCCGTAGAGACAAGACTATACAATATGTTGCAAAATAAACTTGATGTGCATACAAAAATGATTGATTTATATAAAAACGAAATAAGTGAAAATAATACTTGACATAGTATAGTTGTTGTTGTAATATGATTTAACGAGCATAGACTCGGTATTAACTTAAAGGAAAGTAAAATGGAACTAGCAGAAAAACCGTCTGTAGATAAACTTGTCTCTGTGTATATCAAAATACGAGACGCCCGTGACGAAGCTAAGCGTGAATGGGAAGACAAGGAAGCAGACTTCAACGAGCAGTTAGATTTAATCAATCACCAGTTACTTGATATATGCAAAGATACAGGGGCCGACAGCATCAAGACGCCTCATGGTATTGCCATGCGTACCCTCAAGTCTAAGTATTGGACTAATGATTGGGAGAAGTTCTATGATTGGATGTTTGAACACAATGTGCCGGAGGCTTTAGAGAAGCGCATACATCAAACAAACATGAAGCAGTTCTTAGAAGAAAACCCGGATATACTGCCCCCCGGTTTAAATGTGGACAGGACATATGCAATTACTGTAAGGAGAAGTAAATGAGTGAAGTAACTTTATTTAACCAAAACCTACCTTCGTATTTAAAAGAGGTAGAACTCGATGACGTAACCAAAGCCTTTGCTGGTGGTGGCGGTAGTAGCAAACGTATATCATTGCGTGGTAGCAAATTCCGTATGGTTGTTAACGGGAAAGAAGTTGTTACTAGCAATAGCGATAGCATGAGTGTAGTTATTGTTAATGCCGCTAAAGATATATCCCGTCAATTCTATGCTAAGGCATACAGTTCTAAAGAAGAAAACTCAGCGCCTGATTGCTGGTCTGGTGATGGTAGCACGCCTGATAAGTCTATTGGTGCACCGCAACATGGCAACTGTATGGACTGCCCTCAGAACATCAAGGGCTCAGGCGCAGGAGATAGCAGAGCGTGCCGTCACTATCGTCGGTTAGCAGTAGCGTTGGCTGATGATATTGGTGGTGATGTATATCAGCTACAGTTGGCGGCTAAATCTATCTTTGGCAAGGGCGATTTAAAAACTATGCCATTTGACCAGTTTGCTAAGTACGTTGGCTCACAAGGCTACAACTTAAATACTTTAGTTACTGAGATGCGGTTTGATGAAGACAGCGATGTAGCTAAGCTATATTTCCGTCCAATCAAATTCTTAGCTAAAGAAGAATGGGAAGTTGCTAAGAAGCAATGCGATTCTCCAGCAGCTAAGAATGCTGTACAGATGACCGTGTCACAAACAGATGGCGTAAAAAAGCTGGACAATTTGCCCACGCTTGTATCGGCTAAGGCTAAAGAAAAAATAGCTGAAGAACCGGAAATTGCCGAGCCTAAAAAGCGTGAAGACAAACGAGCAGAAGCACCTCCTAAGCGTGATTTAAAAGCGGTGATGGGGGATTGGGCTGCGGATGAAGAATGAAACTACAAGGCTATAGCTATCGTCTTGTGAAGGCTAACCAAGAGGCAGACTCAGATAATGTGGGTGTGCAACTTGGTAGGTACTGCATTGCCAAGAATATTCCTGTGCATAAAGCCGCCGAAGTTTTTAAGGTGTCTAGGATGACTATATACACATGGTTTACTGGACAGTCAGCACCACACAAGAAAAGAGCTGAAAAAATAAAAGAAGCGCTAATCAAAGCTAAATTTAGCGTATAAGCTTACAGGGGCAGATAGTTTGACGGAATGAAAAGGGGACTGCCGATCTCCCTGCTGCCCTTCCTTTCTTCGGTTTAGAGGTTATATGGCAACTATAGACTTACTGAGTGCAGTGCTTCCGACAGAAGGATGGTACTGCATACTCGGTCTAACACAAACTGGTTCACCAAGGCAGATATTCGTTCAGACTATACAGGAAGCGGAAGCTGAAATAGACCGTTTATTGGCACAAAAATGTGACATGTATTTTGCTTGCGCTAAATACAATAATGATAAAGACGGAAGAACACAAAAAAATAGTGCTTACTTTAAAAGCTTTTGGCTTGACATTGATTGTGGTATTGCAAAAGCATACGCAACACAAGCAGAAGGCTTAGCCGCACTTAAACAGTTTTGTAAGAATGTAAGTATGCCATTGCCTACGGTAGTTAACTCTGGCAGGGGTATACACGCCTACTGGTTGTTAAATAAAACCATATCCCGTAGTGAGTGGAAGCCTGTCGCCGATAGACTTAAAGAACTATGCGAAGAGTTTGACTTTGATGTAGACCCGACTAGGACAGCCGAGAGCGCATCTGTTCTTAGAGTACCCGAAACATTTAACTTTAAGGGAGACCCTCCGTTCCCTACAGAGATACTTGCAATGTCTAAGGAGTTAGACTATGACGAGATTAGAAACAAGCTAGGGGTTTTAATTGCTCCTGACTATATCCCACGTGAGTTAAGCCCACTGACTAAGTCGTTGATGAGCAATAGGCAGAGTCGGTTTAAATCCATCATGCTTAAGACGGCAGAGGGTAAAGGTTGTAAGCAGTTAGAAAACATTATGTTAAACCAAGATAGTATAGAGGAGCCACTATGGAGAGCAGGGTTGTCAATTGCCGCACATTGTGTAGACGGCGATGAAGCGATACATAAGATATCAAGTGAACATCCTGCGTACAACGCAGATGAAACTGAGCGCAAGGCAAGACAGACCAAGGGGCCGTATACCTGCGAAACATTTGCAAAAATTAACCCCGAAGGCTGTAACGAATGCCCAAACAAGGGTAAGATATCAACTCCGATTTTGCTTGGCACTGAAATTGCCCTTTCACCTAAGAATGTTGAAGTCATTCAAGAAACAGCTAAAGGCGCAAAAGAAGTCTACAAAATTCCTGAGTACCCGTTCCCCTACCACCGTGGCAAGAACGGCGGCGTATACATACAGATAAAGAACGAAGACGGTGAACTGGATTTAATAAACATCTACGAACACGATTTGTATGTGGTTAAAAGATTAAAAGACCCCAATAAAGGTTCTTCTATATGGATTAGATTGCACCTTCCACAAGACGGTGTAAGAGAATTTGCGATACCGCTTACCGAAGCACAGACGTATGAAAAATTAAGTTCGCATTTAGGCTGGCATGGACTTGCTGGTAACAAAAAACAAATGGAGTCCATTGCCCAGTATGTAATTACATTCATTAAAGATTTGCAACATAGAGAAAAGGAAGAAATTATGAGGTCGCAATTTGGTTGGGCAGATAAAAACACTAAGTTTATTCTTGGAGACCAAGAAATATCTGCAGAGGGCGTTACATACAGCCCACCTTCAAGTAGTACTGGTAGCCTAGCGGAATGGCTAAAGCCAACAGGTGATTACGAGGAATGGAAAAAGATAGCACATATTTATAACATGCCGGGATTTGAGCCACACGCTTTTGGTTTCTTTACAGCGTTTGGGGCTCCGTTACTTACGCACCTTAACCTCAGAGGTGCAATTATTAACTTGATTAATAATACGTCAGGTACAGGTAAGTCAACTGTGCTTAAGATGTGCAACAGCGTGTGGGGGCACCCCGAGGAACTAATGTTGCAATGGAAAGATACGCAGAACTCGATGATACACAGATTTGGCATACTAAATAACTTACCAGCAACAGTAGACGAGATAACTAAACTAAGTGGCGATAGCTTCTCGGACTTAGCCTACGCTATGTCACAAGGGCGGGGTAAGAATCGTATGAAGCAGTACGAGAACGCTGAAAGAAAGAACGATACCAAGTGGGCAACTATGGCGCTATGCTCATCTAATGCTTCGTTCTACGATAAGTTGTCTAGCCTTAAGTCTACCCCCGACGGCGAGTTTATGCGGCTGCTTGAGTATCGTATTGAAATGACAAACAACTTGAATAAGGAAGAAGCGGACTTAGTATTTAACGGGCTATACAGCCACTATGGGCACGCAGGGGTGGTATACACCAAGTATCTAGTCGGCAATTTAGAAGCCGCTTTAGACTTAATTATGCATGTCCAACAAAGAATTGATAAAGAAGTGCAGTTTACTAGTCGTGAACGGTTTTGGTCTGCCGTTGTAGCGTGCAACATAGCAGGGGCCCTTATCGCCAAGGACTTAGGTATTATTAATATAGATATTAAACGAGTCTACGATTGGATTGTTTCTGAGTTAAAAGTAATGCGCTACGATATTAAAGCGCCTACTCAAGCGCACTCAAGCATCATTGGCGAGTTTATGAACGAGCACAGGGGTTGTACGCTGGTTATAAACGGCTTAGTAGATGGTCGGTCAGGCATGGAGCAGTTACCGATTGTAGAGCCTAAGTTTAATGATTTGTTTATTAGGATAGAGCCTGACACTAAGAAGTTATACATTAACGCTAAGCAACTACGGGATTACTGCACCAAGCAACAGGTTACGCTTAAAGAGACACTGAAGAGCCTAACCGCAGATAGCGTGTATTTAGGTAAGGAGAAGAAGCGCCTGTCTAAAGGCACAAAGGTGCAGTCACCACCTGTAGATGTGTATGTGTTTGACTTAGGTAGTAGCTGTTTTATGGATACCGACTTGTATGTAGAAGCGGCTAAAACTACGCCAGATGCTGATCCACGGACTGGACTTTAATGTAAATTGGCGCAAATTTGTTGTCGGTACATCATTTTTTATACCATGCATTGACACTGAATCTGCGTTAATACAGATCACTAGAACAACAAAACGACTTCGGTATAGGACAAAAGCATACGTTGTTGTGGAAAAAGGTA